GTATGGTTCACAGGTGATAAAAAGAACTTTAGCGACCCTGTCAGTTCAGCAAGTGCGGCAAGCGGAAAGGGTAGAGTATTAGAGCGTGATGTTGAGTTAAAGAAAGTGGCAGGCTTTGAAGAATTAGATAAGTATTCGATAGGCGAACTAAAGCAGCAAGGGTATGATGGCGCTGTGCTTGATGGTGATATACAGGTATTTAATAAAGAAGCAATCAAACAAAGCTAAAGATATTGCCACAGGCGGTAATTCTATTCATGAATTTGGTTATGACCCAACAGAGAAATAGCAATGAAAATATATAGAAACTTCAAATGTAAGACGGGCGAAATTATAGAGCGTTACGTGGACCGAGATAGTAAAATGGTCACTTGTGAGTGCGGTAAACCAGCTAATAAAGTGTTATCGACTCCCAGATATATGGGTAATAGCACTGGAAAATCACCAGCTAGGCACCGATAAATTACTAAGTTGGCTATTTAACTAAGTTATGGCATAATAGACTTGTCTTGATGTGGACATTTCACATTATTTTCGTTCACCATAAAACGAGGTTTTTATTATGGATTCTGGTAATACACCTGAAGCGCAAAATGAAGTAGCACAACCCAATGATGCCGTGGTAGCAGATTTGGAGATAACCGAGGCGACACCACAAGCCGAGGCAAGCGAGCCGCAAGAGTTTTTCGTAGATGAAGAAGCCGACCAAGAACAGGCTAAGAATGAGATGTCGCAGTCACAATCATATGCAGCGTTTCAGAAAGAAAAAGAAAAGCGTAAAAAGAAGCAACTCGAAATTGAGAAAGGCAATATAGAGCGAGCAGCAATGCAAGCCACTATTGATGAACTCCAAGCGACTGTTGGAAAAATAACTAAAGGTGCTGCACCTACTTTAGAATCTTGCGATTATGATGAAAGTCAATATGAACAAAAGATGCGAGAGTATTACAGTAGTTCTAGTGAACCAGCAGGACAAGAAGCAGCTAAAGCAACTGTACAGAATACCGTACAGAATGACGAAGCTGAGTATCACCTTTATCAACAAGAGCAAGCTTTAGTTAAAGATTTACCAGGTTATGAAGATGCTAAAGCATCCTTTGTTAATACGGTAAAGACTAAGTACGGTGTAAAAGACCCTAGTGCAACAATTGCTATGATAGCGGATATTGCAAAGCAATCGGGAATTGATGCGGCTAAAGCTATTTTTGCTATGAATAAAGTTCCTTCTTTAATAGATGAACTGAACTCGTGTAGAAATCCTTTTGCAATGGCTGAGGTTTTAAAAAAGGCAGCGTCTAAGGTTAAATCTCGGATTAAAGCGCCTATTACTACGCAACCAGAACCAGATATAACTAACTCAGGGCCAATTGACAATAGTGCAGGTACAATTGATAAGCTATATAAGGCTTGGAAAGAAAATCCAAGTTTGGCAAATCATAAACGCTATGTCGCGGCTAAAAACAAATAATTAAGGTGAAATAACAATGGCTAACCAATTTGCACACGATAAAATGTGTACCCTATGGGCTGAAGTAGCAGAAACCACGGGTATGAAAATGGCACTGTCTAAAGATTTAGACGTGTATAATATGGGCGGTGACGCTAATTCAGATCGCGCTTCTGATTCAGACAGCAACGCGAATGACAACGGCTCAGATCGCGAATATATCCCGCAAGATTACCGCTTTGATGTTAAAGACGGTATTATCTCAAGCGATGCTGATTTTGAAGATATTGTTGATCGTATGATTCCGGTTAACCGTGATAAATCTAAGCGCGTTCTAGCACGTATTGACGCTAAAGGTTTACGCGATCCACAGCGCAGAGCTAAAGTAGTTCAAGGTTTTGCACGTGATTTAGCTAACGTGATTGATGTTACTGCTTATCAAACAATGATTAATAGCGCAACAATGATCCAAACGTCTACATCAGCATTTGATTACCAATCAGCTATTGATGCTGAAGTATTAATGCTTAACTATGGCTTAGGTGCTTATGAGAAGAAATTATTCTTAGCTAACACTGATTATGCCAAAGTAGCTAAAGAACTTGGCACGGCTAGCCGTGACGTATTGGTAACAGATGCAATCACTCGCGCTAAGATTCCTGATTTAGCAACGTTTGATACTATGCGTTCTGATTACCTTTTAAACTTAGCAGCACCAACGTCAGCAGCTTTGAGCATTAACGGCACACAGTCTCACACTGTTGCAACGTATGATGCAAACGGCTTCTACCAAGATAACCGTAGCATGAACTTAGCTGTTAACTTATCTACTTCTGCAACTATGCCAGTGGGTACTAAGTTTACTGTCTCAGGTGTTAACTTCTTACATCCTGAAACACGTACAGACAGCGGTGAGCTATTAACCTTTACAGTTATTACGACTGGTACTGGTATTGTTGAAGTTCAACCAGCTTTAGTTACAGCAGGTCCATACCGTAACGCATCTAGTGAAGCGACTACGGGTGCTGACGTAACAGTATTAAACATTGCTGACAGTAAGCCATCATTGTTCTATACTCCTGAATCTACATTGTTAGTACCTGGTCGTTTACCAGTACCAAACGACGCGGGCGCAGTTGTTCCAGTCGATGCGGTTACAGCACAAGGTTTACCAATGCGTATGACTTATACTTATGATTTCCACAATGAAGTTTTCTTAATGAAAGGTTTAGTGTATTTCGATGTTCAAGTAATTATGCCTAACCAAGTGGGTATGATTTTAAGTAATCAAACCTAGTATGATGTAGTTGCTTTTAATTAAGCTGAATTAAGGCGGCTTTCGAGTCGCCTTTTTTATTGGAGTTATTATGATACATATTTATAAAGCGGGCGGTATTCGCAAAAAAGACGGTAAAGAATACACGGTTAAGGCTATTAATGAAGGCGACCGAGCGTTATTTTTTGCCGATGGTTGGGTAGCCTCACTTGATAATATTAAAAAACCTAAAGCCAAAGCCAAAGCTAAGAAACCATCTAAAAAGGCGATACAAGATGATAACCAAGAATGAGTTAGTACTAGACGCTTACGAAGAGATGCGAGTTAGTGGGTTAACCGTTACTCCTTCACCTGGGGAAGTCACTAGTGCCATTAAGAAAATGGATAGCATGATATTAAGCTGGCAAAATAAGGGCCTTTGTTTTGGCTATGTTAAATCGGCTGGTTATAATGATATTGATCCCACACAAGATAGCGGGGTAAGTGATAGCGACGCATTCGCCATTGTATACAATCTAGCAAAAACCTTATGCCCTATGTATGGTAAACAAGCCGACAGAGAGACAAAAGTTAACGCTAAGGTGTCATATGAAGGTTTGTTTAGTCCTGAATTAACTACGCGTGAACAAACACCATACTTGCCCAGAGGCGCGGGCGGTTCTTCTTTTTACGGTAGTAACATTGGAGGCTATTGTTTGAACTACTTCCAGACCTTTGAGAAGAACGCACCTGATTATTGCACCACTAAAGATATTATTACTGGTCAGATTGAATTCTTCGGGATTGATTTTAATCTGTACTTAAATAAATTCGAGGGCGACACGATAGCAAGTTTTATTGTTGAAGATGGGCAAGGCGTGAAAGTATTAGAAAGCGCAGAGCTTAACGGCTTCATTAATATAAAAGCTCAAGGTGGTGCTGTGGGTAATGCTCCTGTTTTGATTACGATCACAACTACAAGCGGTCGCGTATTACCTGAAACAGTCTCATTTAATGTTGTAGCATACTGATAACTAATGCGTTATAATCAGATGACGAGGTGTTGGGCCTTATGGTTATCGCATTTGGCGACAAACAATACTCGCTAAATATCGACTTAAACGTACCCCCAACATAGTTAATTACATTACTTAGGGGTTTTTTTATGTCTATTTCACTGCCACCTGTAGATCTACCAAAGAAGCTTTGGGTCGATCTATATGCCGCAACCGGCTTATCTGTCGGTACAAAATTAATTATTCAAAATATCGGTAGAGATGAAGTAATCTTAACCGAGTCTGACGTAAAACCCATTTCAGGTTACGGGTTAAACAAGCTACCAACTAGGGATTACCTGACAAACGCGCAAGGTAATGTAGGCGCTTGGGCGTATTCTAGTGGAGGCTCTAGGTTACAAGTGGAGGCTGACGCATGAGTGGTTTTCGCCCTACTGACATTGATGCTATATCTAAAGTAACCGCTGATATAAAACGTCTTAATAGTGCCGTTTTAGAAACTCAATCGGGCGAAGGCGCTGCATTTATATCTCAATCAGTGGTTTTTGTTGATTACCCTATATCTATAGAGGGCGAGCAATATCGACCTAACAACATTGTAGTAAACGTACTTGATACGGAATCTCTAATCGAGGGGCTTACTATAGCGGTTGCTAGTGGTGATGTTTTCGACGGGAACTACAACACTGTTGGAGTTGTTGCTATTGATTCAATGGGGCGATGGACTAACCAGTCGGATAAAAACGCATATAGAAAAAATGACGGTACAGACACGTATTGCGTATACAGCTATGATGTGGAGTCTTGGGTTTTTATTGTTACAGATGTAGATCATAACAATATCGGTGCTTACACTGGCGGCGATCCTATTGATATTTTTAGTTACGGACAACTGCCGGTTTCTTTTGGTAGTTACGACATAACGAATAACATGAATTCAATTGATTCTGACTACTTCAGTGTAGTAGACGTTTTTATTGAGTATCACACAAGCCAGATTGGTAATAGTTTTTTTACCGTTGACTTTGGCGGCGACAGACCTTCTGGCTTTATCTATTATAGATAGACCATTGGCGTAAAAGAGTTACAATTATTTTAATTAACAGGAGTTATAAAAATGACACAATCAAAAAACTATCAATCCAAGGATTTCAAAGGTAACGATCTACTAAACGTAGGCAAAGTTACTTTAGAATCTGATGCAAGTGGCGCTAACGAAGCAGTTAGAAAATCACAAGCTGAAGCGATTGCAAACACAACTACTCAAGGCGCTATTGTAAACTCGTTAGCATCTCCGAGTTCTTCAACTACTTTAGATACTGTACAACTACAAGCGCAGTTAAACACTAAAGAAAACAACTTGAGTATTAAACCAGATTCGACGCTTTATTTATCACTTGTTGATTCAGTTTTAGGTTTTAGTAACTTGGGTCGCGGTCGTGTATTAAAAGATACTACTAGCGCAAACCTAAACGCATTTTTAGCCACATGTACATTTAACGGTGATTCTACTATTACTGTTGATGGTGAAATTTACGACGCTGCTACGCAAATCTTTTTAACTGCGTCTACAGTACCAACGCAAACGGTTT